TACACTGTATTTGATTACGCTAACTTGGTTGGCCTGGGAACTATGGGAATTGGTCTTATTGGTAAGTCAGCTGGTAAGCAGTTAACCAAAGTAGGATTTAAGGAAGCACTAAAAAGAATAGTTATGTCTAAGCCTGATGCATCTGACCTTGCCATGATTGCAGAAGGTGCAACATATGCTGGAGGATTTGCAACTGGTAGAGAAATACAAACTGTACGTGCTGGTAAGAAAGATGAGGTAGATGTAGGAAACATTGCTACACAAACAGCAGTAGGTGGAACTATAGGCCCTGTACTAAGTAGAACAGGCCAGGTTGCTATGGAAGGTGGTAGACGTGTTGTTAACAAAATATCAGATGCAATATCGCCATCAGCTGAGAGCGTTGCTGCTAGAAACGTAGACCAGGTTATTGATGATACAACTGGCGTTGCCCCTAATGAAACTACTACAGTAGAAACAAATGAATTTACACCAGCTATAGTTAAACCAGTAAAACGTAGACCTGGTGATAGCGGTGAATACGTTGGCGCACCTAAATCTATAACTAGTCAGCAAAAACTTGGAGCATACAGAAAGAACTTATTGAAACTGGCTGAAGCTGGTGCAGAAGGACGTTTCTGGTATGAGCGTTCAGGTAATGCAATATTAGATTTAGTAGATGGTAATGTAGATGAAGCTGATAAGATTGCACAAGCTATAGCTATAACAAGTGCAGGATCTACTCCTGTGTTAGCTAATTTCCAATTTGCTATACAAGCATATAATCAACACAAAGCTGGCAAAGAAATACTTACAGGTAAATTTCCTACAGCAATGAGTGCTAGGTTAAAAAAATTATTTGAAGGTGAAGATTGGGCAGGCAGAAAAACAAATACTTTCTATAACAATCTAATGGCAGTCGCAGATCCTAGCAGAGCGCAAGGCGTAACTGTTGATATTCATATGTTAAGAATATTTGGATTTGATAAAAAGAATGAAATGCCAACAGACCAACAATATACATTTGTAGAGAACGAGGTGAACAGAATTGCTAACAAGCTAGGTTGGACACCATACCAGGTTCAAGCTGCTATGTGGGTAAAACAAAAAGCAGACAGAGAAGGTAAACCTGTATCACAAATGAAATTTGATTACTCTGATGCGTTAAAAAGAAACTTAGGTCAAATATCTTCAGAAACAAAACCATCAAAAGCAAGTGGACATTTTCCAGAACTATTTGATGCAGAGATGAAAGAGCAAGCTGATTTTCATTTTAGAATGTCAAAAGCATTAACAGGTGATGACGGTTCAGATTTATTAGCTAAAGAGGTTAATCTACTTACACCAGGTAGTTTTGATGCACCAGGTGTTTACAAAGGTGTTTTAAGTCCAGGCACACAAACATATGCATTGATGCCTATGAAATACAAAGGCCAGCCTGGTGAGGTGGATGAAGCTACATTAGAACTTGTTAAAGTATACGCTGTAGCAAAAGGCATATTGTTAAAACAAGATAGTGTAGGAGCGCATAGAGTTTTCTTTAAACAAGGTTTAGCTAAAGACAGAGATGCTGTTGTTGTTGATATTGGTAGACGTTTCACTGATGAGGAAATGACAACATTAGATAAGCTACTAACAGAAGAATTTGGTACAGCTGACTTTTCTCCAGCTGCTACAGAACTAGGTGTAAATATTGTTCACTGGATGGGTGAGCGTGGAAAGATGGATTTCCGTGACTTTCAGAACAGAGTTAGGAAAGTATTGAATATGCTAGAGATATCTGATATAAATACGCCTAGTGGAAAGTTAGAAGCTACAACATCAGCGTCACAAAAAATCTATGTGACTAATGACAAGTACAATGATGACTATTCACAATTATTAAGCAATTGGAAAGAGGCTACAAATGGAGAAAATTATCTGGAAGGAACCTTCCCAGGACGACAGGATCTACAAGACAGGGTTCGTAGTATCGTCACCAAATTTGCAGACAGGGTTGAAGCAGTCGAAGATGAAATCGTCAGAGATTATGGATGGACAAAACTCGACTACAACTCAGCCTACAGAGGAAAACCAAAAGACGGAGGAGTAGATACGACTATACCTCCTAACAATGAGGGAGGTGAATAGTGTCTATACCTAAAGACGAACTTGATAAACTATCATCTGTATCTGTAAATCCTACATATGCAGATAACGATACCCTTACAGAAAAAGTTATTGATGGTACTGGTAAACCAGCTGACGAAGAGTTTATAAACCCAGTACAGACTGAGTACCCTGATGGGGAACCAGTACAATACGCACAAGCTAACATTACTAAAAAGATTACTGGTGTTGTAACAGACGCAGTAGAAAGTGCTGTTGATGCCTATTCAAATAAAATGGGTGCTGGTGATGCTATAAGAAGCCCATCACAAAAGAAAAAGAAAAAAGAAAAAATAAACATTACAGGTGAAAACCCTGTAGCTACTACTGACACTAGCGGTAACGTATTGATACGTTCTATGTCGCTAGAAGAATTAAATGAAGTCAGAAGTTTTATGAAGAGCGAGGTAGACTTTGATGTTGTTCTTCCAAACTTAAGTAAAATAGATAGTAAACTTTCTGGTGATACAGCTGACGTTCAGTTTAAAAAACTGATTGCAGCAATGTATGATCATTACAAAAAACAAGCAGGGCCAGACGGCAAACCTTTACTACAAAAAGGTGAAAGAGGTTTTGACCAGATTATAGCTGATGCTAACAAAATTGGTTCTACAGATATTATGTTGCAGTTACTAGAGCGTAAGCCTGGTGAAAGATTATTTAGTGATGCACAGTTACTAGCTGCTAGACGTACTGTGTTGTCATTTGAAATATTAGCACAGAAAGCATTGCGTAAGTATGAGAAGAGCGGTGAAGCTGTAGATATGGCAAAGGCCCTACAGGCTCTTAACATAAGTGCATATGCACAAATACAGTTAGTAGGCGCACAGGAAGATATTGCTAGAGCATTAGTATCTAATAAGATTATTGCTTCACCAGGCAAAAGCCGTATCAATGCATTACGATCCTGGATGGATACAAACACTGTATCTGATTTTACATCTGTTATTAATGATAAAAATGTACATCAATTCCTAGAAGCTAATGGTGGAGAAGATGCTGTAAGGACAATGTTGGTTGCTTATAAGTATCTACCTAACGATAAGACTAGAAACAAATTCTTGCGTAACACTTTCTTAGAAACAGCTAAGATGACACCAAGAATGATTATGGAGATATACCAGACAGCATTGCTATCTTCTGGTGTAACTCATGCATACAACGCAGCTGGTACAGCTGTGATGATGGAACTGCAAATGATAGAGCGGTTCTTTATGGGTGAGTTTGGTGAAAGCTGGCAGATGCTAAAAGCACACGCTACTTACTTTCCTCAGGCCCTCATGGCTATGTCACACGCACTTATACATGAAAAGTCACTGACAGAGAATGTTTCTAAATTAGACGTAAGTGGTAGGTCAATCACTAGACACGCATTTGGATTGCGTAACCGATTGATGGGTGAAGGTGGGGGAAACATTGAAAGCGCAGCTGCTCTATCTATAGATGGCTTTGGTATTCTTATGAGAGCAATGGGCTATCGTCCTATGATAGCTATTGATGAGTTTTTTAAAACTATGGGCAGAGGTATGCAAATGGATGCCCTGGCTCATAACGCAGCTAGTTTGGCAGCAAAAAACAAACGTGAGCAGCTAATTAAAGAAGGTGTACTATCTACTAAAGAAATAAATAAACAAGCACAACAAGTGTACAAATCTACTTTTTACAAAACTCAAGGAAGCCAAGGTACATTTGATGAGGCATCTGAGTTTGCTAGAATGATTACCTTCCAGGATGATTTGCCTGGAACACTTGGTAAAGCTAGTGGCTTCTTTAACAATCCTATAATTAAAATATGGGTGCCTTTCTATAAAACACCTACACAGATTGTAAGACGTGTATCTGAGCGTACACCTCTAGCATTGATGATGCCTAGTGTTGTTAGAGATAAACTTATTAATGGTAACGCCAGGGAGAAAAAAGAAGCACTAGTAAGAATGACAACAGGTGCAGCATTGTTTAGTACAACAATGTATCTGTCATCTGGTGGGTATGATGAAGATTTTGTTATTACAGGTTATGGGCCTAGAGATAAGAAACAAAGGTCACGTTGGTTAGAAAACAACGAACCATATTCTATTGGTATAAGAAACCCAGAAACAAATGAATGGACGTTTATAAGTTATGCAAGGTATGACCCAATAGCTGGTGTACTAGCTATGGCAGCTGATGGTACAGACATACTGTATAACCTGGACAACGATGATACTGCACTAGATATTATTCTTGGTGGCGGTACTGCTACTATGAAATACACAGCTACTGCTCTACCTATGACACAGTTTATAGGTGAGATGGTAGATCTGGCTGGTTCTAAGTTTGAGAGCCATGAAAGTAAAACAGAAAGATTAGTACAGCTATTAGCTAAACAATCATTTATGGCAGGCGGTATTGTCAAAGAACACGTTATGTCAGGTGGCTTTGGTGGTGTACAAATCAAAGGTAGCATAGAGCGTTCTGGCCTAGGTGAAGGTGCTAAGTTTGGTGATATGACACTGGGCAGTGAGTATGGCTCAAGCATTATACCAGCTGAACAATACCAGGATTTAGATATACCTTTCTGGGATAGACCAGTAGGTTTGTATCCTATTACTAGAGCATACTACGAAATGATAAATAGTATCTGTTCTAAGACATCTGGTTGTTCAAGTGACTTGCCTGTTAAAACAAATAGATGGAATGAGCCGTTGCCTCAAACTAGAGGTACTGGATGGGAACTAATACAGCCATGGCGTGTTATAAAAAAGCCTGGTGCAAATGAAATAAACAAGGAACTAGAAAAGCTACAGTTTGCTTTTCCATATCTATCACAGACTATGGGTGAGCCACAGATAAGGCTAAACGCTGAACAATATGCAAGATATGTAGAACTGTACAATGACCCTTCTAAATCACCATATGCTACAGAATATTTTAAAACACAAATCTATAGCGGTGGTGAAAGCCTAATGCCTAAGAACGTGGTAGAAACATTAAAAGAAACTATTAAGGGTGATGCTTATAAAAATATGATGATACAAAGCACATCTAACATAGGTGCTGTAACAGAGCCAGCATCCAGGGCGCATCGTATCGATATCCTAAAAGGTATTGATAACGAATATAAATCATATGCAAAAGACTTAATGATTTATGAATTTCCTGAATTAGCTGCATTGATACAACAAAGAGATAGCTTCAAACAAGAGATGGGAACTAACCCTAGATTGTTAATAAAACCATCGCTAGGAGAAACAGAAGCAGCAGCTGAACAGAACATAAGGGAATTGTTTGGAGTAAGATAATGATGTTCTCAGATGACAAAATAGTAAATTTGGTATATACATTAGATGAGGTATGCTATGGCTACATTTGATGTTAACAGTAATACAAGAAAGGTATCAGCCGTTGCTAATGGGTCTACTACAGAATTTCCTTTTAGCTTCCAGGTTAACGCTACCTCTGACATTGAAGTATTTGTAGATAACGTCAAGAAAACAGAAAGCGTACACTACTCTATAAAAGATAGCAGCAACGCTGCTGGTCTAAATGCTAATGGTACTGGTAAGGTTGTTTTTATCACTACCCCTACAGACTACACACCAACAAACAATCAAACAGTAGCTGTTAAATCTAACGTACCTAAATCAAGAACAAGCGTATATACAGCTGGCGGTAATATTACAGCGTCTGCTTTAGAGGGTGATTTTGATACAATCACCATGCAGCTTGGTGACAACAGAGAAGAATTAAATAGGTCTATTAAAGCACCAGTAGGTGATCCAGATACTATTGATATGACTATGCCTGTAAAGGCAAGCAGATTAGGAACTGTACTAGGTTTCAATGCAACAACTGGTAACCCAGAAGCTGGGCCTAAGATTGCTGACGTGTCAACCCTGGCTGCTATAACAGCTGACATTGCTACCTTGGCAGACATAGAAGATGGCACAGATGCAACAGATGCTATTCAAAATGTAAACGCAATACGAACTCAAGTGCAGGCCGTTGGAAATAATTCAAATAATATATCAACAGTTTCAGCTAACATAAATTCAGTTAACACCGTGGCAACTAACATTGCAGACGTAGTGACTGTAGCCAATGATCTTAACGAAGCTATATCTGAAATAGATACTGTTGCCCAGGACTTACAAGAAACAACATCTGAGATAGACACAGTAGCTAATAATATTGCCAATGTTAACAACGTAGGTAACAATATTGGTAACGTAAACACCATTGGTGGCAATGCTACTAACTTAGCAAACGTCAACACAGTAGGTGCTAATCTATCTGGAGCCAACACTATTGGAACAGTAGCTGGTTTAAATAGCCAGGTAACCGCACTAGGCGCAATATCAGGTGACATAACAACAGCTGCTAACAACGTAACAGATATTACAAACTTTGCGGATGTTTACCTTGGTGGGTACTCATCCGCACCAACTACCAGAAATGACGGTTCAGCTTTACAGATAGGTGACCTTTATTTCCATACTCAAGCTGGTCAACAAGCACTTAAAGTTTTCGCCTCAGGTGGATTTATTACAGCTGCCAGCGCAATCAATGGAACCGCAAATCGCTTCCAGTATGCAGTAACTAGCAGCACCACAACAATCACAGGGGCTGATGCTAACGGAAATGTTTTAGCCTACGATGCAGGCTTTGTAGACTGTTATTTGAACGGCATAAAAATGGTAAATGGCGTAGACGTAACAGTAACTAATGGTACGTCAGTAGTATTTGCTAGTGCTATAGGTATTAGCGGTACAGACCGTGTAGACATCATTGCTTATGGTACATTTACTCTAGCTAACTTTTCTATAAATGATGCTAACGATGTTCAGACTACAGGTGTTGCTGATGGCGATGCTTTAATCTTCAATCAATCAAGCGGTAAGTTTCAACCAGGCGCAGCAAGTAGCGCAGAGGTTTATGGGTTCGTCCTATCCGATACGAATAGTGATAGCATAGCAGATAAGCTACAAGTCACTACGACTAACGGTGGGGCAGATAATATAACAAGCAGTACATATGCAACATTTAACGATGTTGTGTACGCAGCAACAGGTTTCACTTGGTCACTCAATGCTAGTGGTCATTTGATAGCAACGATATAAGGAGGTAACAGTGGCTACAGTAGATTTAGGGAAAATTTCTTTTGTAAATAAAGGTACCTATGATGCAAGTACTACATACGAAGAAAGGGATGTTGTTCAATTCACAGATGGCGCACTGTCATCATATGTTTATATAAACGCAACACCAGCGTCAGGACAAACACCATCAACTGGCGGTTCTGTAAATTCTTCTCACTGGAATGTTTTTGCTGGTGGTGTTTCTTTGGCGGTAGGTAATAATAAAATAGTTATTACAGATGGTAGTGGTAGTGTTTCATCTGTAGCAATCGGTAGCGCAGGCACAGCCCTCAAGGTAAACTCTTCTGCAAATGGATTTGAGTTTGGCGAAACTGGTGGTGGACTTCAATCTATACAAACTTTTACATCATCTGGTACTTACACAAAACCAAGTGGTATAAATAAAGTTAAAGTTATTGTTACTGCTGGTGGTGGTGGTGGAGGAGGAGGTTCCTCAAATTATAATGGTGGCTCTGGTGGTGGTGCTGGAGGTACAGCAATAGAATTAATAGATGTTTCCTCTTTATCTTCTACTGTAGCAGTTACTGTTGGCGGTGGTGGCAATGGTGTTGGTAGCAATGGTACTGGTGGTACTGGAGGTACTTCATCATTTGGTTCATACTGTTCTGCTACTGGTGGAAATGGTGGTGGTGGTGCTGATCAAGCAACTATTGCTGATGGTGGCTCTGCTACTGGTGGAGATTTAAATATTCTTGGTGGAGATGGACATACTGGAGGTGGAGGCGGTAGTGTTGATGACACCTCTGGTGGAGATGGTGGAATATCCTTTTGGGGTGGTGGTGGAAGTAAAACCAAAGTAAATAATAATAGAGCAAATGCTAGGGCTGGACAAGCATATGGATCTGGTGGTGGTGGTGGAAACCACATAGATGGTTCTAATTATCAAGGCGGAAATGGTAGTGATGGTGTAGTTTACATAGAGGAGTACAAATAATGAAAGCATTAATATTTAATAATAAAGTCGTAGATATTAAAGAAACTGAATTTGAAGTACACTCATCAATGACTTGGGTTGATTGTGATAACACAGTTAAACAAGGCTTTACTTATGAGGATGGAAATTTTGTTTCTAATCTACCGACTGATGAAGAAATTGCAGAGGCTGAAGCACAACGACAGGCTAAAGAAGATTTAAAAGCTAGTGCTAAAGCAAAACTTATAGCTGGAGAAAAATTAACTGAAGATGAAGCTAACATAATGGTGGGATTATAATGGCGACTAAAGCAAGGATTATAGCAGATATAGTAAGTGACATGGCTAACAACCAGGAGAAAGCTATTGTTGTAAATACTGCTGGTAATGACCTTGTTTACGGAGATGCAGGCACAAGTGAATTTTATGGTTTCAAATTTGTTGACACTAATAGTGATGGAGTAAACGAGGACTTACAGGTAACGACTACTAACGGAGGAGCAGATGACATAGCTATATCTAATGCTGACAACTCTGCTACAGATTTATTCGATGAAAGTTTCTTTGCTAGTAGGAACCTAACATTCACTATTAATCAAACAACAGGAAACTTGGAGGTAACAGTATAATGGCAACTATAAATTTAGGACGTGTTAAATTAGTAAATCGTGGAACCTGGTCATCAGCAAACACTTATGCAATCGATGACTTTGTGCAATTCACAGACAATGGTGTTGTATCAACTTACATTGCAGTAGCTGCATCAACTAACCAGACACCATCTACATCTGGAACAGAGAATAGTAACTTTTGGAAATTCTTAGCCAAGGGAGTATCGATAGCTGTTGGTAATAATAAGATCGTTACATCCGATGCCTCTGGTAATTTACAAGGAACCTCTATTGGTTCAGCTGGACAATTCTTGCGTACCAACTCAGGAGCAAACGGATTTGAGTTTGGAGATGTTACTAGTGCAATTAGAAAAATAACAATGTTTAATGACGCAACTTACAACATTAGTATTAGTAGTACCAGTAGCGCAACATACCCAATTAGTTTTGATTTTGTAAAGGCCCAAGCAGATAGTGATTTATTTATCCAAGGATGGACACCAGCGTCTGAACAATCATCTTTTAGGGTTGGAGAAAGAATGAAAGTAACAAAAGTATCAGGCGGTGCTGAAGATAGTGGTGCTGATACAGAGGTGTTTGGAGGTAACAACTGGCTTTCACCAGAGGCTGGTGCAAACAGTGATGGGATAAAAGGAATGATGATGTGGTCAAGAAGGGTGGACACCTCAAGTGAAACTTTTTTTAATAGTGCTGAAACCTATAGAGTACACCTTGGTTATCATGGCCGTAACAGTAATGCAACAAGACCTGGCGTAAAATGGAACCCACAAAACACATCATCTAGAGATAGACAGTCAACAACTAACGTATGGGTGTGGGAACTAGACCCATCAACAACAGCATTTGTTACATAGGAGGAGGTGAATAATGGCGACAGATATAGCATGGGTGCTTAATCATAATCCAAAGTACGAGGGTTGTGTTTGGTTCATTAGTGGTGAACAAAAACTAAAAGATTTGAACTGGGGTTCAATGAAGGATGTAGAAGATAATGAAATTGCAAAACCAACTCAAAAAGAACTAGACGATTATTTTAAAGCAAACAAGGCTGCATATGACAGTGAAGTGAATGTTAGTAATAGAAAGTATCCGCTAATTGCAGAGCAACTAGATATGTTGTATTGGGATAAAGTAAACGGAACTACAACATGGCAAGATGCTATTGCAAAGGTAAAATCAGATAATCCAAAAGAGTAAATGATGAGGAGGTGGATTAGAAAAATGGTTGTGAGTTTATTAAAACTGAACCCACACTTAGCCAAGGATAAGAAGGTAGAGAAGAAACCTACTGAAGATAAACCTAAAGCTAAGAAGAGGGGCAGACCTAAGAAGGTTAAAAAATAGGGGATGATGATTGCTAGAGTATGTTGCAGCAGCCAATGCTGCTTATTCGGTTATAAAACAATTTGTCAACAATGGCAGGGAACTCAGTGACTGTGCTTCTCACATTGCTAAATTCGTTGATAGTAAAGATGCCGTGGCAGCTGCTCACAATAAAAGAAAGAACAGTATCTGGTCAACATTTACTGGGAAGGAAGAAAACGATTTAGAAACATTTATGCATCTTGAAAGCCTCAGACAAAAAGAAGAAGAACTAAAACAGTTAATGATTTATTTGGGGCGACCAGGATTGCATCAGGATTATGTAAGGTTTTGTGTTGAAGCAAGAAAGAAAAGACAACAGGATGCCAAGGACAGAGCAAGAAAGATTGAAGAGTTAAAAGAAAACATAGGCGTAGCTGCTCTATGGTTTTTAGGATTTGCTGCATTAGCATTCGTTGTATTCGTAGTGGTATACGGAATGCAAAGAAGAGGAATGCTATGATGGTAGGTAAGATATTAGAAGCATCAAAGAAACACCAGGTGCTTCCTAGGGCCATGATGATAATTATGACTTATCAATATTTCGTGGTGACTAATTGGTTCATGTCATTAGAAAACCCTAGCAACAGCCAGGCTGCTCTTGTCAGTGTAGTGACAGGTGCAATGACTGGTGCCTTTGGATTATGGCTAGGGGCAGAAGGAAAGCACACTATTACTGATGTCAAAACCAACACGACTAAATGAGAACTCAGAGGTTGCGCTTCCTCTTAGGAACATAATCACTATGGTAGCAGCTGCTAGTGTAGCGACCTGGGCATACTTTGGTATCGTAGAGAAACTTAATCAACACGGCACTACTCTACAGTTAATGCAGTCAGACCTAGAAAAAAATTCAGAGTTTCGTATTAAGTGGCCTAGAGGTGCGCTGGGTTCTTTGCCTGCTGATAGTGAGCAATTCATGATGATCGAGGATCTATATAAGCAAGTAGAAAAACTAAACAAACATATCGATAATATGGCTTTGAATAAAGTTAACATTGAGTTTCTAAGAACACAGATGGATAAAGCAATAATGGATATTGAAAAACTAAAAGATGCAAACAGGGAGATAAAGTATACCAATGGGAACGGTAACTAAAATCGTTGTAGCATTATGTATGTTTACATCTCAGTCAGGAGATATGCCTGAGGAACATCTACTAGTAGAGGAAGGTTTTGGTAAATGCCTGGAGATGAAGCGCAAGGCAGAGCGCAATGTAAACCCAGAAAGAATTAGATTTGTTTGTGATAAATACGAAGCAGTTATTGAGGTAGACCAAACAGGTAAGGAACATATAAATAAAATAATCATGGATAAAACCTAGATTATTGATAAGGTTAAGTAGGAGGTAAACTATGTTAAGTATGTTAGGAAATCTAGTAGGCCCAGTAACTGGTTTGCTTGATAAGTTTATAGAAGATAAAGACCAAAAGAATAAGCTGGCCCATGAGATTGCAACCATGGCAGAGAAGCAAGCGCATGAACTAGCCCTGGCTCAGATAGATGTATTGAAAGCTGATGCAAAAGGTAACTGGTTTCAGTCATCGTGGAGGCCCCTCATCGGTTGGATTTCAGGCCTATCCCTAGGTATAAATTATATGGTGGCACCTATCTGTGCTGGCTTTGGTGTTATGATACCACAAGCTGATATGTCAGTGATGATGCCATTGATGTTTGGAATGTTAGGCATTGGAGGAATGCGTAGCTTTGACAAGGCAAAGAAAACAGATACTAAAAAAATAAAATGATAGCACTGCAACCACAAGAGAAAGTACCTACACCAGCACAGCAATCAGCTATGTATGCAGAGGTATGTCAAAGAGATGCAAGGGTGCTGGCTAATCATTATAAAAGATTGTGCATAGAAACTAACATGACTTGGCCTGGTTACCAGGATGATTGTTACACAGCTGCACTGACAGAGGTGGAGGCCAGGTATGAGTAGATTTAAAAAAGTTAAGAAGGATGACCAGTATAAAGATATCCCTGCTAAGTATCTTGCTGGTGCAAAGAAAAAGTCTAAACGTGCAAAAGAGATAAGGCGTACTAGACGATTATATAAAATGTCAAAGCTGTCACCAGCTGATTACGACAGAATTAGCAGAGAAAGGGCAAAGGGATAATGGCAGCACCAGAGAAATATAAAAAAATGTTTGGGGCTGATAGAGCAAACAAAATTTATAAGAGAGGTTTGGGGGCGTATTATTCCAGCGGTTCGAGGCCCAAGGTATCTGCTCATCAGTGGGCTGTTGCTAGATTGAAGGCTCATGCCAAAGGTAAAGCAACAGTGAAGAAAGCAGACGGTGATTTATTTAGGAGGAAAACATAATGGCAGTGAGAGATGACCAGGCCTTTGCTCAAGCATTGGCATTTATGTTCAAGCCATCAGCAGCTGGAGCGCAGCAGATGCGTGGGATCATGGAGAAAAATAAAAAGACAATAGCTGATAGACGTAAAAGAACTATGACTGGCATGGCTATGTCAAATGGATTGGCAACAATGAATGGAGGAGATAATGTTCAAACTTTCAGAACGAAGTATGGCTAGACTAAATGGTGTCGATGATGCCATGAGAGCCGTAACAGAACTAGCTATTGAATATACAAAGATTGATTTTGGTGTAACGTGTGGGCTGCGTACTGTTGAAGAGCAACGTGCATTGGTAGATGCTGGTGCATCACAGACAATGAACAGCTTACATATCACAGGACAAGCTGTAGATGTTGTTGCTTATGTTGGGCCTAGAATATCTTGGGAGGTAAACCTATACGATGACATTGCTGAAGCATTCAAGATTGCTGGCATTGAACTTGGTACAGGTATTCGTTGGGGTGCAGCCTGGACGGTTCCAGATATCAGGGATTGGGATGGTACAATGGAAGAGGCTATGAACTCATACATTGATATCAGAAGGAAGGAAGGGAAGCGACCATTTATAGACGCTCCCCACTTTGAACTTATATAACAGCTATACCTCTTGGACTATTAATCTCTTTGAGAATATAACCTTTCCTGGCAAGGCAGTTTAATATTCTATGAACATTAGATTGCGCTGCCATCTTTGGCATTGCTTGCTTGCCATCTATTTTACCTTTGCATATCTCTCTGACTGTTGGATAAACTCCAGAACTTTTTTGATAGGCTACCAGGAAAGCTAGTACCTGTTGTTGTCTAGGTGTTAAACCTATTCTTTGTTTACTATCCATCTGGGTTCTCCCTTGCCATAATACTTAGGCTCTTGTTCCATTCAAGCCTTTTGGTTTCCAACTCTTCAGCCAGCTGCTTGTCATCAAAGTTAGCCAGGACATCTTTGTTCATTTCTTTTAACTCTTTCATCTTGGTTCTTTTAACTTGTGGTGTCAGAGATGAATGTGTTGAACGATACATTGCCAGCAGCAACTCATGGTATCTATTGGCCCAGTCTTGCTCGACATTGTAGTACTCAACCTTGGCATCATCATCACCATTTGGAATATGCAATGGCATTCCTGGTATGTCCTCCTGCTGTTCCTGCTGTTCAGCCTGGAAATCATTAACCGCATCTTGATGTGCCTCTTCCTGGCTCATAGAAGCCTTCTCAAGGGCCTCTGTCAGCTGCGTGGTAGATTGTACATTAGACAGCTTTGGTGCCTGTTCTACGCCATCCTGAGGGGTTATATCTTTTTCAGGTGGGTAATCCATAGCTTCTTCTGCTGTAATCAAACCTTTGATAGCATCAGGGAAAGCATCACGGATAGCAAAGCCTCTTGCTCTTAGCTGCATCATACGTTTTGGATACTGCCTCCATGGCCCTTGCTTATTTAACAAGCCTGCCTTCTGTGCATCAGCCTCACTAAACTGTGCAAGCGTTGCTTCCACCTCTCCATTGTTCAGCATTCTTTTTATTTCACAGAAAGCAATCGTGCCTTCCATCCATTCTCTGCATCCAGCAAAATTCTTATGCTGTTTTACCAGAGCAAGTAAACTATCTCCCCACAGAGATGGCCTACCATTTATGACTGCAATGTTTTGTAGGGCCTGCATTGGTGCAAGGCCTATCTCATATCCCCATTGCACAGCTACTAGTATGTTCGCTGGTTTACCTTGGAAATCTTTTGGAACCAGGCCAGACTTTGATAATGTTGTTGCAAACTCTTGTGCCTCTTTTAAATTTGTTGGCTCAAGTATCTGCCTCTTAATTATATTACTCATTGGTAACCTCCTTGATTGAGAACGATGTACTATCTATAAATTGACCAGGTACATCCACCATCGTTCTCTTAGGTTTCTGTGTTGTAACTGATTTGATTTGATAGCTGCCTACGTTCATCACGTCAGCACCTATACTATCCATGTGTAACTCAAGTATCTGTTGATTATCTTTTGCAATCTTTGACCAGTGCTTGCTCTCAGCTTTTGCTTTCATGCAGTCAGTAGCAACTACCTCCAGGTCAAGGTTATCACCTTGCTTACCTTCAACAGTCACAACCTTTAGCTTCTCTTCTTTAGCTGGTGCAGCTGGTGGATAATCTTTATCCTTTTCCAACAGATCCCAGAACTCCCTTGCTGCCTGGAGTATTTGATTACAAAGTTTCATGTCACGTTTGAATGCGTAAGTTACCAGCTTGCCTTGCTGCGTCATCACCAGGACAACAGCCCATGGTAAATCTGCACACATCATTTGCTGGTGTACTTGTATCATCCAGTCTGGTTTACATTTACCAGTGTGGTAGAAATCTGTCTTGACCTCCAGAACACCTTTACCTTTTACAACAATGTCATTGATAACTAACTCACACTTGGCTGGTACCTTCAGTATCCTATCCAATGTTGCACCTAGCTTTTCTTCTTCTAACCTAAATGCTTTTTCAGGTTCTGTTGCCTGGCATTCCATGCCATCTTCCTTCAGTGTTTCTAGCCACCAGGGAACAATGGCGTGTTCAAGATACGTACCTCGCAGCAGCGCATTCTTGTTAAATGCTTTCTGGTCTATCACCTCGACACCAGCAACTGCACGTTTGTGTTCATCCAGTTTATCTTGCCTGGTATTTCCATATGCATCTTTGTGCAGCAATACAGCTGGCATTTCAGATGCACCTAACTCTTTTCCTGTGATAGTTTTTTTACCTGTTACTTTAACGTCTGGCATATCGGATCTCCCATTGTGTTATCGCAATAGCATTTATCATTCAGCGCACAACCTACCCAGATTGCTGCCCAGATAAATACAACAACTACCCCAGCTGCAATCAGCTGGAGTATAAAAGACAGCCAGTCTTTGGCTGTCCAATCTTTAATTAAATCAATCATGCTGCCCTCCTCAGTGCATTTGATACTGTTGATGCATACCAGTCACCGCCTCTTGCAGTCTGATATCCTTCCTGATTAAGATAAGCTGCAACCTCTTTCATAGTTTTACCCTGGCCCAGCTGGTCTTTGATTACTGGTAGGATTTTGTTTGCAAACTTATCTGCTCTTGCTTTGATAGATGCATTGCCTGCATCTGATGCAGCCTGGTTTGGATTACCCAAGCTGTATACTTTCTTGCCTGCCCTGGAGATAAAGTAACCTTGCTCTTTTATCTCAGCCTTTTGCCTGTCATGTGCTGCCTTGGTACGCTGGCTTATCTTGATACGTTCCATCTGTTGTATGGTGAAATGTATACCAGCTGTTTCAGGTTCTAAGTTTGGCTGGTCTAATGCAATCATCTGCACCTGGCCTGACATTACATTGTCACGGTACCAGGTAGATATCTCAGCCAGGTCACGTCCAAACCTGGACAGGTTCGCAGCTACTAAAGGGATGTTAAGTTTCTTTGATAACTTTGTGGCCCTGATAAACTCAGGACGTTCTGCGTTTGGTGTCTTACCTGATACACCTTCTTCTATGAACCAGTGAACCTTTGCACCAGGAAATGCTTTCTCAATCTGATGCTTTTGGTTTTCAACTGATTGCTCAGTAGTCGATACTCTGAGGCTTGCTACTATCTCTTTATGCATTGTCTGCCCTCCATTCTTGTAATACAAAACCTTCACCGCCAAAGTCTTTCCAGGTTATTGGCTGCCAGCTTTTATCTTGCTGTACAAAAAGAGATTGGCCCTTCCATTTACACAATGCTTCCTTGCCATTGCGACCTTTAATAATTACAAAATGTTCCATTTTGTTTTCTCCCTGTTCGTGTCATTTACTTTTAATATACTTATTTAATCTGGTTTTGCAAATCATAATTTATTTGTTCACGTCCTCTTTGATTTGCTCCAGTGTCTGCTTTGTCCAGGCCCTTTCCTCTGCATCAGGCTGCCTATCTCTTACAGCTACCCATTGCAATAAACCTCTATCATGTTCAGGCTGGCCCTTTACCCACCTAGCTTTCTGTAACCAGAAGCCAGAAGCCTTGAGGCTTGCGCCACATTCATTAGCTTTTGTGTAAGTTATGATTACTCTGTAGCCCATTGCGAAGCAGGCATCCTTTACCTTGCCTATCAAAAAACTAGCAGTATTTTTTTTGGCATCAGGTCTGATGCACAACCTTCTCAATTCAACGTGGTCATATCTTTTAGACCAGGCACTGCTGCATCGATCTACTGTAGCAACACCAAGCAGCTTTCCTCCCCAGCCTTGATGAGAAGAAACACCTATTGAAAACATATGCCTCTTGAGTGGTGGACTGTGACGGTGGAATGCCTCAATAAATTCCTGGGCCTCCCTTAATTTTAACGCTGTGTGATACATACTATTTCCCTTTTATTGTTCGTGTCATGTTCTGTATTGTTATATGGGAATGAATAATATATTGTCAAGATATTTGCTAAATATTTTCAATGGAGGTAAGAATTGCAACAGAAAAAGGTAAAGCCTGAACCCAATAATCAGGATGACCTGGTGCCAATGTATGTAAAGATATCGCCTGAGGTTAAACAGCTGGTAGAGGATAAGGCCAGGATGGAAAGGCGTACCTTGGCATCCATGGTAGAGGTCATACTACGTGAAAGCTGTGAGGCTAAACGTGCATAGGCCAAGTAAGTTTGGAAATAAAAAACACCAGCTGGACGGTATCAACTTTGTGAGTAAAGCAGAAGCTGCTTACTACTGGTTTTATATCAAGCCAAAGCATGACGCTGGTGAAATAAACAATCTGGTATTCCAGCCCAGGATTAGATGCCAGGTAGGTGAGGTAAAAATCTGTGACTACGTAGCAGACTTTAGTTACTTTGATAGGAATGAAACAGGGCAGCATGAACAACAGGGCTGCCAAGTTATTATTGAGGTGAAGGGATACAAGACAGACGTATACAAACTAAAAAAGAAACTAGTCCATGCGCTGTACCCTGGCCTGAAGATTATAGAAATACCATCAAAAGAACTGAGGAAAGAGATTGCCCAGCTGCCAGTGCAGGAAGGCAAGCAGTGTGAAAAAGACTAAGTTAACACCAGATCCAGTCAGAGATCCACCAGCTAAGTCTGGCGGTACGTATCAATGTCCTGGGCCACATATGATTATGCCTGCCAGGGCATATGGTGATAATAGATTTAATCAGTATCCAATGACATTCAGGGCCTTTGCTATTTGTTGCAGCCATGCCAACAGCTGGACAGGTGTGTTCTTTCCAAACCAGCTATACATTGCCAAGGTATTACAATGCAGTCAGCAGGCAGTGTCACAGCATATGCGTAAACTACTAGACTATGGATATATTGAGAAGCTGCGGAACGCTGATGTCAGGAGGCAGTACGGTAAACGTGGTGCATTGTGGCGTGTAATCTATGACCCAACAAAGACCCTGGAGGATTGCATAACAGGGCAGCCTGCTCAAGACCGTGACCCTGAGATGGAAGCTGAGATTGCCAAGCATACATTGAACGTAGCAAAAACTGGGGCTAGACGTAAGAGTATAAAAGCTGTGGATAAAGATAAGGTAAACAAGCTGGGGATTGTACAAGATACAGCTAGTAAGAGTAATGGTATAGATACAAATAACAAGCCTGAGGTTGTACTAGATAACAAGGCACAGCTAGTAAATAACTCTATTAAATTAACTAATATAAATACTATAGGGGAAATTAAAGAAATAGATTGTAGGAAGCTGTGCAACGGTTATGCGGAGATACTGCAAGCTAAGTATCATAAACCATGGCAGTATGACATGAGGCAGATGCAGATAGCCAAAGAGTTACTGCAATCAGGATATACAATAGAAACATTCCTGGAAGATGCAGCTGGTGTTATCAAGTGGAAGCATAACAAGAACCAACAACCACCGTATTCCTTGCAATACTTTATGAGCAGGAAGGTATCACAGCAAAGAGCAAAGACTGGTAAACAAGATGAGGTTACCAAAGTGATACATAACCCAAAGGAACCTTTAGGATTTGTAATACCCAGAAATATCATAGGGGGTATAACAAAAATGCCTGCATTTAATGCTGTAAAATGTAGGTATATCAACGGTTACAGCAGAAAATCGACCCTTAGGGGGCTGCCCCATGTCGTATACGTAGGGGGGTTTCCCAAAAATATTTTGGGGTTTTCAAAAAAAAGAAAGGACAAGCTATGAAAGTAGATAAACTATTTGACGTAGTACAGCCAAAAGAAACAGACAAGCTAGACGATGATGGCAAGCCTGTAACTAGATGGCAGAACCTGGGGATTGCTTTCTACAAGGAAGGCAAAATCACAGGAATAAAACTTGAAGCCTTACCTCTTCCTGATAAAAACGGAGAAGTATGGATAAGGTTATTCGAGAAAAAAGAAAAGCCTGGCATGAGTAACCCAGGAGATAGCGGAGGTAACCCATGGTAATGACTAAGATGGTCAAGAAACTCTGGCAGGGCAAGTATGTATCTGTCAGGGATTATGAGGTTAAGCAGGCAATAGCCAAAGGCGGTATGCGTATCGAACACGGTAAAGATATCATGCAGCTGGATGTTGCACAATTACAACAACTCAAACCGACTGGTGCTACGCTGCAAAGTAAGTATGGTGGAACGTATAGGCTGGTGGATATCACGTTTAAACCACTGACCGAACACCCAGATCAAATGAAGATGTTTGTATAATGGGTAAGAGGGTAGTGCCACCTGTTGGTAGATTTGGAGGTGTGGGCGAAATTCGTAAAAGGCTGCGAGGCTCACAGATAATCTACGACAATCGTGATGGCCTGGCGACTGAGATGCTAGGTATAGCAAAGGCAAAAGTAACTGATATTTTTGATTGGAATGGTAAGAAGCTAGAACTGAAGGATGCTAAAGATATCCCAGATCATGCGCTGGCTGCTATCAAGAAGATTAAGATTACACCTACCCAGGGCGGTGATGACATCATTGAGGTGGAATTGCTGGATAAAGTAAGAATGTTTCAGCTGCTGGCTAAGTCTGCTGGTCTGTTAGATACAGAGAAAGATGCGGATAAGCCAGCGGTTGTTGATATACAAATGGTAATGCCAGGGGAGGACGAAGATGATAAAAAATAAACTCAGGGTGTTGTCATTAGGTGCTGGTGTTCAATCAAGCACACTAGCATTTATGATAGAAAAGGGAGAGGTGCCTATGGTTGACTGTGCAATATTTGCAGACACAGGCGCAGAACCTAAACAAGTTTATGAGTGGTTAGATTACATCAAAAAAAATGTAAGTTATCCTATTCATATAGTGCAAGAAAGAAATCTTGAGGATGATGTTCTTGATGCAGCAAACGGAGAATACAATAGATTTACTATTCCGTTTTATACGTTGAACCCAACAACAGGAAAGAAAGGTTTTTTGCGTAGACAATGCACAGGCGATTATAAAATCAAACCTATTATCAAAGAAATTAGAAGATTACTGGGTTACTCAAAAGGCGAAAGAGTACCCTACGGAGAAACTAAAGTAGAAATGCTGATGGGTATATCTGTAGATGAAATGATTAGAATGAGGAATAACGAACTAAAATATATTGAGAACCAGTATCCTTTAATTAATGATTTTAGAATGAAAAGGCATGATTGTATTGCCTGGATGGAGGCCAATAAATATCCGCTGCCTCAAAAGAGTGCTTGTTATTTTTGTCCTTTTCACAGTCATTCTACCTGGAAAGATTTAAAAAAGAAACATCCAGAAGAATATAAAAAAGCAGTAGAGATGGATAAGAAAATTAGAAACACTGAAAAATTTAAAGGACGTGATGAGTTTGATGAATTTTTTTTACACGCCAGCTGCAAGCCTTTAGACGAGGCAGTAGCTGATGATAAACAACAAGATTTATTTTTAGATGAATTTAACAACGTGTGTGACGAAGGTATGTGCGGTGTTTAATGAAAGGAGGGAAAATGAAGAAAAGTAAATATGAATATCTTTTATGGAATGCATATCATACAGTTATAGTTATTTTATTAGCTGGATTATTGATTGTGGAAGTAGCTGAATATTTTAAACATATTAAATTTGGAGTGTGCATCTAATGGAAGGAAATGCTGTAACCAAATTAGACTTTAGTGGCAGCCCTACTGTTGCAAAGTTTATGAAATCAAAAGGTTTCGTGAGAGGGCTGCTAGGGCCTGTAGGTAGTGGCAAGTCCTATGCGTGTTGTGCTGAACTGTGGAGGAGAGCGGTTCAGCAAAAGCCCTCTCCCAGAGATGGTATCAAGTATTCAAGATTTGCGATAGTAAGAAATACACATCCGATGTTAAGAACGACAACTTTAAAAACTTGGTTGGAACTTATGCCAGAACATATCTGGGGTAATGTTAAATATGCACCGCCAATAACACATCATATAAAATTACCAAGTAAAGGAGATGCAGCAGGGATAGACTGCGAGGTTATTTTTTTAGCCCTGGATGACCCAAAGGATGTCCGTAAATTGCTTTCGTTGGAACTTACAGGGGCATGGGTCAATGAATGCAGAGAACTGCCTAAAGCCGTTATAGACGGCCTTACGCATCGTGTTGGTAGATATCCAACTAAGAATGATGGTGGGCCAAGCTGGCATGGTGTTATCCTGGACACTAACCCCTGTGACACCGATCATTGGTATTATCATTTAGCAGAAGGCAAAGATAGACCCAAAGGTAAATATGCCTGGGAGTTTTTTAAGCAGCCTCCTGGTGTACTGGAAGTAGATAACGATGAGGTACCTGAAGAAATGCCAGAAGCAAATGGCTTCTTGCAATCAGCTGGTAAATGGTGGCGCACAAATCCCAAAGCAGAAAATTTAAAAAATTTGCCAACAGGATACTACGAGCAGTTACTTGGTGGTAAGCAACTTGATTGGATTAAGTGTTATGCAAAAGGCGATTATACATACGTCCAAGAAGGAATGCCAATCTGGCCTGAGTATGATGATACTACAATGGCCAGAGAACTTGAACCTGAAACAGGTATCCCTGTTCAGGTTGGTATCGACTTTGGATTAACGCCAGCTGCAATCTTTGCACAGCGAATGCAAAACGGAGTATGGCACGTTCTACATGAACTTGTAACTTTTGACATGGGCCTTAACAGATTTGTTTCTATGCTCAAAGAAGAAATGGGTATCTACTTTCCTGGAAATACTTTTATGGTCTGGGGTGACCCAGCTGGTCAACAGCGTGACCAGATTTATGAAACAACTGCATTCGATCATATGCGAACCCTAGACATTCATGCCAGGCCCTGTGCAACAAACGATTTCAAAGTTAGACGTGAAGCACTTGCTATTCCCATGCAGAGATTGATTGAAGGTAAGCCAGGATTTTTAATTAACAAGAAATGCGAGAGGCTGCGTAAATCACTTGCTGGAGGGTATCATTTTAGAAGGGTATCGATGGGAACAGGCCAGGAGCGTTACAGATCCACACCAAACAAGAATGAACATTCACACGTTGGTGATGCAGCTGGTTATTGTTTACTTGGAGGAGGAGAGCATAAGGATATGATTACTAAAAAAGGCGGTGTTGCAAAATTGCAACAAACTGTGAAAGTGTTGGATTTCGATGTTTTCTCCTGAGGAACTTACTCAAGAAATGAGATTGAACTGGCCTGAACAAAAGATTGTAGACTGGCATCCCATGCATTTACAGATGATAGAACTAAATCAGTTTGATGCCCAAAATGAACAGATGTTTGAAAACTATACTCAGTACCTTTCAAGTTTTGTTACAAAAGGTTACAGCTTTACTGCAATGCAAGAAAAAATATATGCCATGTTTGGTATATGGAAATTATGGGATGGCGTTTATGAAGCCTGGCTTATTCCAAGCAATGATATTAGTCGTAAAGCATTTAGAATGCATCGTGCATCAAAGTTATTTTTTGAGTACGCTGCGAACAAGCTAGAAATGAAACGATTACAAATCACGGTTTGTTCTCGAAATATCCCTGCTTACAAATGGGCCAAAGTATGTTACTTTGAAAATGAGGGTATACTACGAAAGTATGGGCCTCAAGGAGATGATTATTATATGATGTCGAGGGTGTTTTAATATGGGCGGTATATTTTCAAGTCCTTCACCTCCACCACCACCTCCTGTTTCAGAAGAGGAAACTCGTAGGGAGCAGCAGCTGGATGCAGAGGAGAAGAGAGAAAGAAAGACTATTGCATCAAGACGTAAGTCAAGACGTGGTAGATCTGCAAGATTGTTGATGTCTGTTGTTAGGGCTGCACCAGAGGTTACTGGTCAGGTTCAACAAATGGCTACCAAACTAGGCGGTACTAGAAACCCAAGAGGTTAAGATGTCTGACAAGGTTTGGATAAGAAACCCAAGGCATCGAAAGTACAAACCTGGAGAGGAGGCTGATGATGTACGGAAACATGACGAAGAAGAAGCCAATGGCGAAAAAGAAACCGATGGCGAAGAAAGCCAGCGGTCTGAAGAAAGCGATGGCTAAGAAATATGGTAAACCTAAAAAAGGTTAGTCAATGGTTGCTAAGAGGTTTCAGAACCCCAGCGGTGGTCTTAATGAAGCTGGAAGAAAGCATTTTAAAAAGACAGAGGGTGCTAACCTCAAGAGGCCTCAGAAGTCTGGCACTGATAGTAGGCGTGTTAGTTTTGCTGCTCGTTTTGCTGGGATGAAAGGGCCAATGAAGGACGAGAAGGGTAGACCAACTCGTAAGGCATTGGCATTAAAAGCATGGGGCTTTGGCAGTGTAGCAGCTGCTAGGAACTTTGCTAACCGTCACAAGAAAGCGTAGTATGTCTGCATTAGAAACAAAACAATTAAAGAAAAGATACAAAGGTTGTCAAACCAGAAAAGAACAATGGAGGGCGATCTACGAAGAGGCATACGAATACTGCTTACCTATGCGTAACCTGTATGATGGTTACTATGAACAGGATACTCCTGGGCAAAATAAAATGAAACGTGTGTTTGATAGTACAGCTATCCATAGCACAGCAAGATTTGCAAACAGAATACAATCAGCTTTATTTCCTCCGCAACAGCAATGGTGTCGATTGCGTCCAGGTTCTGAGGTTCCACCTGAAAGAAGCATCGAAGCACAACAAGTGTTGGATATGTACAATCAAAAAATGTTTAGCGTTATGCGCCAATCAGGTTTTGATTTAGCTATCGGAGAATTTCTATTAGACCTGGCTGTCGGCACAGCTGTTATGTTAATTCAAAAAGGAGATGAAAGTCAGCCTATCAGGTATACAGCTATACCTATGTATCAAATTACTTTTGATGAAGGGCCTGATGGTAAACCTAATTTTGTATTTAGAAAATTTAAAAGACCGTTTGAGGTAGTCGAACAAGAGTTTCCTGGTGTTGAATTTCCAGAAGAGGTTTTGTCTAAGTATAGAGAAAAACCTATGGAGTACATCGAACTACTTGAAGCAACTTATCCAGATAAAGAAACAGGTAAGACCAACTATTGTCTTATGACAATGGAAGGTGACTATAAGATTTTACACAAGCATTTAAAATCTTCACCATGGGTTATTAGTAGGTTTATGGTAGCACCTGGTGAGATTATGGGAAGAGGCCCATGTCTTTATGCATTGCCTGATATTAAAACTTTAAACAAGGTTATAGAATTAAATCTGAAGAACGCTTCTCTTTCTATAGGGGGTGTATTCACTGCGGTGGATGACGGAGTGCTAAACCCTCAGGCTATTCAGATAGTGCCAGGTGCAATCATTGGTGTGTCATCCAATGGTGGGCCTAGAGGGCCTAGCCTGGCACCGCTCCCCAGGTCTGGTGATACAAACTTATCACAGCTGATTGCTAATGATTTACGAATGAATATTAAAAAAACTTTGTACGATGAAAGTTTACCGCCTGACAATATGTCAGCTAGGTCAGCTACAGAAATCGTAGAAAGAATGAAAGAACTCTCTCAAAACTTAGGGGCTGCGTTTGGACGATTGATTACAGAAACAATGTACCCAATCGTCAGACGCTCATTAGAGTTAATGGATGAAGAAGGTATGGTTGACTTGCCATTGAAAGTAAATGGACTGCAAGTAACTATAGAACCACAATCACCATTAGCTATGGCAGCTAACATGGAGAAAGTACAAAACGTATTACAGTTTATGCAGATTGCATCTTCCTTCCAAGGAGGAGCAGGCTTGACGTTAGTGAACCCAGAGAAGGTTGGTGACTACATCTTAGACCATATGAATATAGATGCATCACTTAGAACTACGCCAGCTGAGAGGCAGGCAATCATACAACAGGCTCAACAAATGCAAATGCAAATGATGCAGCAGCAAGCAGCCCAGGCAGGCCAGCAACCACCAGCTGACCAAGCAGGGGCTGCACCACCACCAGAAGGTGAGGTAACAGGTGGCTAATAACGCAGACAAGATTAGAGATATTAACTCTGTAGGATGGGATGGCTTAGATGCCAATGTACATCAACTACGGATTAATGATATCAATGAACAGCAGAAGCTGGACATTGCATATAGTAAATGTTTCCAAACTAATGAAGGCAGGGCAGTATTGGAACATCTTATTCAAATAACTCTCGACCAGCCTTGCTGGGTACCTGGCGCAGATAGTAGTTATGGCTACGCTAGGGAAGGTCAGAACTCAATCATTCGAGAGATACAACAACGTATAAGGAGAGCAAATGAGCCAAGCGAATGAGGCACTGGCTGCTGACGATACTGTAAAAACAGAAGAGCAGCAACAACCTGAACCTCAAGGTTTAATGGACGAAGCTAGACAGAACGAACCTGTCAGTGAAGAAACAAACGAACAACCTGGAGATATTCCACATCTTGAACCTCAAGAGGATGAAGATGATGGAGGGCCATACGATAGGCCTGACTGGTTTCCAGAAAAGTTTTGGGATGATGATGGCCCTAACTTAGAAAACATGGCTAAGAGCATCAAGCACTTAGAGGGGATGGTTTCAAAAGGTAAACACAAAGCACCAGAAGATGGAAAGTATAATACAGAGTTTCTTGGAGATAGCGTTCCCCAGGACGACCAACTATTAACTTTTTTTTCAGGATGGGCAAAAGACAATGGTATATCACAAGGAGCGTTTGAAGATTTGGCAGGCAAGGTTATGGAGATGGGCGGTGCCAATGCGGAAGCGGAAACATTATCTATTGCTCAAGAGAAACAAATGCTAGGTGAGAATGCAGATGAGATTATTAAATCAAACATGACCTGGGCCGATGGTTTAAAAGGTAAAGGTATTATATCTCAAGATGAGTTAGATGAAATAGATATATGGGGTGGTACAGCTATTGGTGCCAGGCTGTTGCAAAAAGTTAGAGCAATGACTGGTGAGAATGTAAACATACCAACAACAACCGCTTATCAAGCTGGTAAAGAAAGTCGTGACGATTTCATGGCAAGAATGAACCAGAAGATGGCAGACCCTAAATATGGATCTGATGCAGCATATACTCGAAGCATTGAGAAGGAGTTTGAGGATTACTATAAATAACTTTACAAGATGGGTCTTGTAAGGTATATCTTATACTGAACGATAACTGTAACCACAGCCGTTCTGGCAGCTGAGAAATCAGTCGCTGCGGAGGCGTACTCCGTAGGTTACAGCCCAGGCTTTCTGGATAACTGTTGCGAACTTTGTAAACGTAACTTTATGCTAGGAGGCATATTATGACAACAAGAGCAAACTTGTCGCCAGCGTTTACGCAGCTGTTTGAAGCAGAGGTACATCAAGCGTACCAAGGAGCAGCGGTACTTACTGGCGCAGCAAGAACCAGAACTGGAGTAGTCGGTTCAACGGTTAACTTTCCCAAGGTAGGGAAAGGACAAGCTAGTGTTAGAACACCAGGTACAGACGTGGTGCCACTAAACACTAGTTTCTCAAGTGTGTCCTGTACACTTACAGATTTTTCTGCAAGTGAATACAGTGACATCTTCCTGCAAAATAAAATCAACTTTGATGAGCGAAGAGAGCTTGCACAGGTTGTTGGTTCAGCTATTGGACGTAGACAAGACCAAATTATCTTGGATGCGTTGGCAGCTGCATCAGCTGGTAGCACAGTGGCAAACACTGTTGTTACAACTGGTAGTGCAACAGCATCTGACCTCAACGTAGGTAAGATTATTGCAGCGAAGAAAGCAATGGACGCTAAGAATGTTCCAACTCAAAATCGTCACATGATTATTCATGCGAACAATTTGGCTGGACTACTTGGCGATGAAAGAGCAATTAGCGGAGATTTCCAGAATATTAGAGCATTAGTATCTGGAGAATTGAATACCATGATGGGTTTCCAATTCCACATTCTTGGTGACAGGGATGAGGGTGGATTATCTATTGATGGTTCAAATGACCGTACTTGTTTTGCGTTTCATCAATCCGCACTAGGTGTAGCAGTAGGGATGCCTGCTTCTACAGAAATCAACTATATAGCAGAGAAAACATCTTTCTTGGTGACAGCCAAGCTATCTATGGGAAGTATCGCAATCGATACTGACGGTATTGTAGATGTTGTCTGTAGGGAGGCTTAATCATGGCGTTTAACAGAGATGGGTGGAACCCAATCGGTGGACAGTCTAAAAAAGGTTCTGCTCCACAGATATTTGCTTATACGACAACGGATGCTATCGCTGATGTTAACACTGAAGGTTACTTTAATTCAGTAGCCCAAGAGGTTGGTGTTGGTGATATGATTTTCGTAAACTCAAGTACTGGCGGTACGCTAGTAGCAACTTTAGTTTATGTCCTATCAAACACAGGAACTGTGGTGGACGTGAACGATGGTACTACACTAGCGAACACAGATACTGACTAAAGTAATATGGTGGGGGCCTGCAAAGGCCCCTACTACTTTAAGGAGGGTATAAATGGCAGCAGGCGATACTGATGTAAAGATTTGTAACAAAGCGTTACTACTACTTGGGGCAGAAGCTATTACTAGTTTTTCTGATGGTTCCCCAGCTGCACAGGCCTGCGATACTATTTACAAAGAAGTTAAGTTTTCTACTCTAGGAATGTATAAATGGTCTTTCACTATTGCAAAGGCTCAACTAACCAGAGATACCAATACACCACAAAACGAATGGACATATCAATATCTGTTTCCTAACGATATGCTTATTGGTGTACCTGAAGCTGTAAGAACAAGCACAGCAGCTGGCGCACCATTGTTTAAAGATTGGGAGGTAGGACAAGCTGCAAACGGTACAGCTGTTCTAAGAACAGACGCAACAGAAATACATATAGATTATCAAAAGGCAATAGGCGAAGGGTCTATGCCTACTTACTTTGTTACACTGCTTGCATATCAAATGGCATGGCATCTTGCAGAAGTTATTACAGATCAAACAACTAAATCAGATTATTGGAAACAAATAGCTTTAGGAACTGTAGCTGAAAATTTTAGAGGAGGTTTTTTTAGACAGGCTGCATCTATTGACAGTGGAGGGCAGACACCATCTGTAGTGGGTGATTATCTGCTTACAGATATTAGATGAGCAGAGTACAGCAATACCAGGCATCGTTCAGTATTGGTGAGATAGATCCATTACTATATGGACGATTAGACCTACAACAATATTATCAGAGTGTATCATCTGCAAAGAATGTTATCTTTGAACCTCAAGGAGGTTTTAGCAGACGACCTGGATTAAAGTTTCTTTTAGATTTAACACCGCATGGTGCAGCTAATAGTCATCACCTGGTGCCGTTTGAGTTTTCATCAACACAATCTTTTATGATTGCGATGACTGCTTTAAACAATCAAACAACAATTCGTATGCATTTTTTTCAACAAGGAACTTTGCTTACAAACATAAATGGTTCAGGTAACAACTACATAGATTTTAGTGTTGGAACTTTATACGCAACATCTACTTTTGATTTAGCTAAATTAAGTTTTACACAATCAGCTGATACTTTGATTTGTGTTCATCCTAACTTTGTACCTTTTAAAGTAGTACGAGGAGGAACTAATACTACCTGGACAGCAACCAGTCTTGCATCAGAATTGACTGTACCTAAACACGCATTCAATCTTTCTACATCTAGCCCAGCTGGAACTATTACTCCAAGTGGAGTAGATGGCACAGTAACTATCACTGCATCTAACAATATATTTAGTAGTGGTAACGTAGACCAGTTTATAGAAATTGATAATGGTTTTGGTAGAGCAAGAATAACCAGGTTCAATTCAGCAACAGAGGTAGAAGCAATGGTAGAGATACCGTTCTTTGATACTGATGCTACAAGTAATTTTATTTTAGAAACAGGTTACGAAGATGCCTGGTCAAACTCAAGAGGCTGGCCCTTTACAGCTACCTTCCATGAAGGACGTTTATACTTTGGTGGTAGTGCATCTTTACCTTCATCTTTGTTTGGTTCAAAGGTTGGTGACTTTTTTAATTTTAAAGCAGCTGAAGGATTAGACGATGATGCTATTAAAATCACGTTATCTACTGATAGCGTTAATACTGTTACTGGCTTACGTTCTGGTAGAGATTTACAAATCTTCACCACAGGGGCTGAGTTTTTTATTCCACAGGGTGACCTAGATCCAATAACACCAGCTAATGTTGTTGCTAAGTCTAGTACAAAACGTGGAGCAAAACCTTTTATAAAACCACAAGCTGCTGAAGGTGGTACGTTATTTATACAGCGTTCAGGTAAAGCTATAAGAGAACTATTGTTTAGTGACGTAGAACTTTCTTATGTAGCTAACAACATATCATTGCTTGCATCTCATTTACTTGTAGACCCACAGAAGATGGCTTTGCGTTCAGCAACAGACACTACAGAAGGTGACTTGTTTCTTATAGTTAATGGTGAAGATACTCTTGGTTACAGAGCAGCTAGTTTACAACACGCTGGTCAGATAGCAGCATTTATGTTGAACAAAGGACAAAACATTGTAGCACCATCACATTTAGTAACAGACGGTGTATTTAAAGACATAGCCGTTGATATTGATGACATCTACACCATTGTTAAAAGAACTATAGGTGGAGCAACTAAATTTTATTTAGAACTGTTTGATGAAGATTTTACAACAGACAGCGCAGTACAAACCTTAACAGGTTTCTCAGGTAATACTTATGGAGGTCATTCGCATATAAATGGAAAGACTGTAAAGATCATTCGTGATGATATCGTAGACCCTGATCAAACTGTTTCCAGTGGCAATGTTACAGCTGGTGGACAACCAACAACTTATTTAGAAGCTGGATTAGATTATGCGGTAGAGGTTAAGACTAATCCTGTAGAACTTAGATTGCCTAGCGGCGTAGTAGCTGGGCAAAGAAAAAGAATACTAGAGGTTACTCCTAATATGTATCTATCACAGAACCTAGCCTTAAATGGTCACGTCCTTCCTTTGCAGACTATAGCGTTATCAGGAGCAGGGGGCGTTCCAGCATTTACAGGAAAGAAAAAAACACCTGGGTTCCTTGGATATTCTAGGGATGCACAGATAACAATAACTCAAACTCAACCAGTGTTCTTTACGCTATTGAGTTTAGATTACAAAGTGAGTGTAGGACAATGAGTGGCCCAACTTTAGCAGTAGTAGCGATTGCATCAGCAGCATTATCTGGATACGCAGCTATCCAGGGAGCAAAAGCACAAAAGAAAATGTATGAACGTCAAGCCGATATAACTGAAAGGCAAGGACGATTAGATGCCTTAAATTATAAACAGCAAGGTGTAAACGCTATCAAAAAAATGAACAGGGTTATGGCAGCAAATGCAGCAAGAGCAGCAGCTGGTAACCTAGACCCATACGCTTCTTATGATAGTGCTGACGTTATTGGCACATACAATCTAAGGATGGGAGTAAACGATTTTACTATAGCAAGAGATAACGCAAGTATAGCTAAGAAGATGGCTAAGTATCAAGCAGACAATTATAGATATGCAGGCCAGGTAGCGGTTAAGAATGCACAGCGTATGGCTGTTATTAATCTTGGTCAATCATTCGTAACAGCTGGCATGGTATACGGAACACCAGGTTTAACTAATATGTTTGCGTCTAACACAGCTGCTACAACAGCAACAACAACATCATCAGCACTGCCATTGGATGGTAGTGTTAGTGGTTATAATTATGCGATAGGTTAATTATGGCAGAGCAACTTAGATATGAGCAAACACTACAAAGGCTAAATATGCCTAATGTAGATTTTGCTGCTGAGAAAGAGATAGCAAGGGGATACAATCAAATCTCTGCCAAGCTAGACCAGATGTCTAGTTTCTTTATGAAACAAGCCGAAGGTCAGGCTAAGATAGAAGGTGCAGAGTATGGCGCAGAGAATGCTCCAACAGCACAACAAATAGAAGATGCTAAATCTTCTGGTAAAGAATTAGAACTACCTGGTGATAAGTTTAGTGTATACGGAACAGCTGCACGTTCAGCTGCTCTTACCGCTGTGTATGATGACATTACGTTAGCTACAAAGAGAAGCATACTACAAGATTTAACTGATTACGAAAAACAAAACCTAGACCCAGCTATGCTGCAAGATAAGTTTAATACTTTGATTGATGGTTATGCTGCTACCTTTGATAATACATCACCAGCCCTGGCACGTAAGTTTAGAGCAGAAATGGGTATCTATGCTTACGGTAAGGTAAGCACAGAAAGCAGCGCATATATTAAACGTGAGAGAGATGAGCGTATAGCAACATACGCAGCTGGTGCAGAATTGTTTTTAGATGATACCAATGGTGGTCTAAGGGCATTGATACTTGGTTCTGTAAATGAAAGTGTTACTTCTGATGTTGGTGATGTTACAGAAACTAGAACAAGCGGTGAGGTTCTTGCTGATTTAATACAAGAAGAAAAAAAGAAAATGCTCACTGGTGCTATAGCGGTAGGTATGAGTGAGAGCCAGGTAACTAAACTTGCTAATGCATTTGATACAAGAGTTTTACAAATACAATCTAATATTGTCTTGGAAGAGATGTATAAGCAAGGCTCTGACCAAAGAGGTGTGTTCTATGCCAGGGTAAAGCAAGCAGTAGAGCAAGGGCCTAAGAGCAAGGTAGCACTTGAGTTACCACCAAGTGTAAGGGCTGCAATCTTTTCTACAAAGGCTGATGACAGAAATACTATTGTTAACAATCTGCGTACAGGTTGGAACAATATTATGGATGATACAGAAAAAGAGATTGGTTTTAATAATACAGTAAGAGAAGATAAGGTTGAAAAATCAGGTATAAGTTTCAACCAACAACTCATCATTTACAATGACAGCGCAAACGAAGCTGTAAAGTCTGCTGCTTTGGTTGCTATGGAAACGTCACTGGCTATTCTTAAAAAGAATGACCCAGAAAAATATTTAGAATTTAAAAGAGCCTATGACCTACATACAAAAAAAGGTGATGGGGATATGAGTTTTGCTTTGCAGAATGATGTTAATACAGAAGCATTGTTTGAAATGGATATCGTAAAAGTAAATCCAATATACGATATGACAGATGTTGTTAAGGCTTTGAACAACAAAAAGATTACTTTTGAGTATTACAAAACGATGGTGCAGAAATACAGCAATCTATATGACGATGATTTCAAAGCTGCGATTGTTCGTATGAAAAACGAATTAGGTGTTCCGTCAGATATGTATTTAGATAAACAATGGCTAACCAGTCAGCAAGCTAACGTATTGTCAGCTGCCATAGCAGCTATGAATAATGCAAGACGTGCTGATACAGATGGTTCATTTAATGCTGATCAATGGGTAACTGATAACTTGCCTAGAATAATGACAGAACAAATACCAGGTCAGTCAGGCCAAGACGCTGGATTGGTTCAGAGAATGAAGGGATACACAAGAAGGCAAGTATTAGATTTTATTGACAAAGCAAATGAAGCTGGTGACCAAGAAAGATTACAGAAGTGGGAAGGTCTACTTAGAGAAACAGACTTACTATTCTCAAGCCCTAACTTTGACCAAACTAAATTACCAATGTGGAGCCTAGACTAATGGATATCTTCACTAAACAATTCAATAAAGATTATTTTGGTAGCGGTAGCAGCGAGGGTTCTAGTGATGAGTATTCAATCTACTACGACCCAAATACAGGTGAGCAAAAATATTATCCTGGTGAGTTGCCTTTGAAAACAGGTCTGCCTCCTGAGATTGAGGAAGGCACACCACAAGCTATGGAGTATAAGAAAAAACAGATTGAGGTCTATGGTTTTCCATATGAAATGATTTCTGATAGCGAAATAGAAAGAGTTAAAAAGCTACGACAAGAAACAGTAGTCGATGATCCTAATTGGGCTAGAGCATCTAAAATGCTTAGAGCATTTATGCAGCCTGGTGCAGAAGAGTTTAAGACAGATAAAGAATATGCAGAGTGGGGCATAGACTTTATGTCTAGTTTTGAGAATAACTTTACTAACATGGTTATTGATGTTGTTAAGTTAGAGAGTGCGCCACCTCAAGCTATGCACGCTATGTACTATCTAATGGAAACAGCAGACAGAGAAGGCGTATTAGCGGAGAACTTTTGGCGTGGTGCCTATTACACTGTATTTGATTACGCTAACTTGGTTGGCCTGGGAACTATGGGAATTGGTCTTATTGGTAAGTCAGCTGGTAAACAGTTAACCAAAGTAGGATTTAAGGAAGCACTAAAAAGAATTGTTATGTCTAAGCCTGATGCATCTGACCTTGCCATGATTGCAGAAGGTGCAACGTATGCTGGAGGATTTGCAACTGGTAGAGAAATACAAACTGTTCGTGCTGGTAAGAAAGATGAGGTAGATTTAGGAAATATTGCTACATCAACAGCAATAGGTGGAACTATAGGCCCTGCATTAAGCAGAACAGGTCAGGTTGCTATGGAAGGTGGTAAACGTGTTGCTGGTAAAATATCAGATGCAATATCACCATCAGCTGAAAGCGTTGCTGCTAGAAATGTAGACCAGGTTATTGATGATACAACTGGTGTTCTTGAAGAAAGTTTTAACAAAGGCAAACAAACAGAAGAGCCTAAACCAAAACCATTTCCTGTTCCTGACAATCCATTTGCAGGTAAAAATACAAAACCATTTTCTTTAGCAACATCAAAAGAAGAATTGATTGAAGGTGCAAAAATAGCAGAGGATGCTAGAACCTGGTACACAAAACATAATGAAACTATTGGAGAATTGTTTGGCGAAGATGCACAACTATTTAAAGAACTAATTGGTGTTACATCTCAACAAGCATCAGTAGATGAAAACATAGCTAGAGCCATGATGGCCTATGACTATTTAAAAATACATGGAACTTTTGCAAAACTAAAAGCAAAAGATAAAAATGTAAAAAATCCTACTGTGCATCATCTACCATTACTATCAGGTGTTATAGGTAATCTTAGAAGGTTAGAAGGAGTAGACCCATCTGCTACTGGTAAACTTGCTACCCAAAAGGGTATCAGGGAAAGAATGGGTATGGAGCCAACAGAAACTACCTTTGGTATCAAAACATATCTAGGAGGTAACAAAGTGCCTGATTTTGTAGAGGCTATGTTTGAAGGAACAGACGAGGTAGTCACTATGGACAGGCATATGATACAGATTTTGTTTGGTCAAAAAGCACAAGTAAATAATAGCAGTATGGCTGAAGGTAAGCGAATTGTTACTGAAATAGCTAACGAATTAGGGTGGACACCTAAGGAAACACAGGCTGCAATTTGGAGCTTTAATCAAATCAAAGATAGTGATATAGTAAAAAGAAAAAAGGTAGATTTAACTGATGTCAGAGATTACAAAAAAGCAATCGAAGAAAGAAGAGATGCCATCCTCGAACTCGTCACAAAGTTTCGTGACCCTGAAGGACAGAGCAAGAGCGTTCAATCTGGGAGCAATACTGTTGGAAAAGATACAGGAACGTCAACTCAAGGCAACACAACAAACAAAGGAGTAGATACAACAGATCCTCCTGGTAACGAGGGAGGTGAATAGTGTCTATACCTAAAGACGAACTAGATAAATTATCGTCTGTATCTACAAACCCTACATATGCAGATAACGATACTGTCACAGAAAAAGTTATTGATGGTACTGGTAAACCAGCTGATGAAGAGTTTATAAAGCCAGTACAGACTGAGTACCCTGATGGGGAACCAGTACAATACGCACAAGCTAACATTACTAAAAAGATTACTGGTGTTGTAACAGACG